TTTACATTGACGGGTTTTTCGAGAAAAATAAAGATGCCGATAAAGAGACGATTGAGAGCAAGTTGTTTGGTAAATCGAAGGGCGATACGGCCCCGATTATGAAGGCTCAAAAGACATAAGTGGACAATAACTTAGCGTATTTCACAATCGGTGTTCTGGTAGCCTTGCTGATCGGTCAGCAGGGCTTTTGGTTTTACATAGTGTTTAAGTTGAATGATCGGCTGATGAGCCGAGACTTTACTGAGTATGCTCAAGGCGAGAGAATTAAAAAGCCTCGCCCCGTTCCAAAGGCTTCGATTGACGCCGCCTTTGATCCGGATGCTGAGCGTATGGCGAGAGAAGCGAATCAAGTTTTCTCGCTGTAGCTATCTTTAGGGGGATAGTTGGCGTCATTTATAGATCGGGCACGCGAAAAACTAACCGCGTGGGCTAACAATGATGAAGTGGAGCTTCAATCAGCGGAGGACCAATCAGAGGCCGATAAGGCTTTGGTGGCTTTTGTTGAAAACGAGCTTAACGAGCGAAGAAGTACTTCAGCCCGGATTGCTCTTGAGGGGATTGCTCTCACTAACGTTGCATACTTGTGTGGTTTTGATTCTGTTTATTTTGATGGTCTTAGCCGTCAATTTAAGCCAATACCTGCTCCAAGTCAGCTTGTAGCAAAACACCGAGTACACGTTAACCGGATCCTTCCAACCGTACAAAATAGACTTGCTCGTTTGATGAAGAATGAGCCTCGGTGGGAGGTCAGGCCGAACTCTGGTGACGAAGAGGCCAAAGATGCGGCAAGACTTGCTGAGCAAGTGATTCTTCAGCTCTGGGAGCAGACGCAGATCAATCAAAAGCGCGCTCAACTTCTTATGTGGTGTCAGCAGGCGGGAAGCGCTTATTTAAAAATTTGCTGGGATCCAACTCTTGGTGAGGCCAGGGTTTTGCCCGTTGATGAAGAGCAAGCTGATGGGTCGGTCAAGCGTTCTTATAAGCGAGTGACCACTGGGGATATCCGTGTGGACATTTGCTCTTTCTTCGAAATCTTTCCTGATCACCTCGCTAAATACTGGGACGAGTGTAAGAGCTTAGTTCAGGCAAAGATTAGACCTCTTAGCTATTTTAAAGAGCATTATCCTGAGCGTGGTGGTCTTGTGACTCAGGAAGATTGCTGGCTGAACTCGCTTCAGTATGAGGCAAGGATCAACGCGCTGAACACCCAGACTGGTGCAAGTGGCATGGCCACCAATCAGCTTAAAAATTGTGCAATTGAGCGTGTGTATTATGAGAAGCCCTCTGAAAAGCATCCTCTTGGTCGTCGTGTAATTACGGCCAATGGTGTGCTTCTTGATGATGGTGTGCTGCCGATTGATGAGCTTCCGTTTGTTAAGTTTGACGACATCATTGTTGGCGGAAAATTTAACGCTGAGGCGATCATTACTCACCTTCGCCCCTTACAGGATCAGATCAATAAGGGAAAAGCGATGCGAGCCGCATGGCTAAATCGCACTCTCACTGGAAAATATGCGGCGCCCAGGGGCGCAAACCTTGCTCGAGAGTCGATGAATGATCAATCGGGCGAGATTGTTGAATACGACGCTGTTCCAAGTGCTCCTAACGGTGGAATGCCGGTGGCTCTTGATCCGCCAAGCATTCCCTCTTACGCCTATGAAGAAGAAAACACTCTTAAGACTGACATGGATGACACGGCGGGGATTAACGAGGCCTCTCGTGGTCAAATGCCATCAGCCCAAATTCCGGCCATTGGCATGCAGCTTCTTGTTGAGCAGGACGACACTCGAATTGGTGTCGAGACTGAGGGGCACGAGCATGCTTATGCAAACTTAGGCCGCATTCTCTTAAAATTTGTGGACAAGTATTACACCGTTCCAAGGCTTTTAAAGATTTCTGGCCGCAGCATGGAATACACGGTCAGAGAATTTGTTGGTGACGACATAAAAGAAGCGTTTGACGTGAAAGTTAAGCGCGGAAGCATGGCTCCTGGATCTAAAACTCTAAAGCGCCAGGAAATTATCAATCTTCATCAGGGTGGATATTTTGGAAACCCTCAAGATCCGCTCGTTCTTCAAAATGTTTTGTCCATGCTTGAGTATGGAGACGAGTATCAGGCTTGGAAGCGTCAGTCTTTGGTTGCTCATCAGATTCAACGCGGAATTAAGATGATTGAAGAGCAGGGTCAAAAGCCGCCCGTCTCTGAGTTTGATGATCATCCACAGTGGATTAGAGAGCTTGATAACTACCGTATCTCTGACAAGTTTGATCTTTTAGATGACGAGAAAAAGAAAATTATTCTTGAGTGTATGAACGAGCACTTGAATGCTGAGACTCAGAGAATGAATCCGGACGTTGATCCGGATGACGATATTTCTTTAAAGACCACAAATGCGGCTGAGAGTGCGGCTCAAGATCCATCGCAGTTTATGGGTGGCGCCGAGCCACAGTCGGCTGGTGGTCAATTATCAGAACAAATAGCGAACGGGCCTAATCAGGCGCCGACGCCTTCCCCGGAACAAGGAGTTTAACGAATGGATGCAATGTACTCTGCAATCAAGGGCAGACGCGGTGGCCTTCTAAATGACGTAGAAGAAAACGCCGGTCAGGAAACGCCCGAGCCTCAGACAAAACAAGGTGGCGATTTAAAGGGCCTGGTCACCTCTTTGAGTGATGACCAAAAAATGCAGCTTTTAGGGATTCTCATGAAGGATCAGGGCATGGGAAATGCGAAAATAGAGATTGAAAAGGGAGCATCTGGTCCTGGCGAGGATGCGGAGCTTGCTGACGAGGTTGAGGACTTGGGCGGTGATCATGAATCTGAGGATGAGATCGCCGAGAGCATGCTCTCTAGCGCGGACAAGATGCGTGCAGAGCAGGGAGCTAAGCCCAGGAATTTGTCTGATCGTATGAAAATGGGTTTAGCATCTAAATTAAAAAAGAAAGGTTAGTGAATGGATAATATTGCAGAAGGTCAGCCGTTAGGTGGTGAGGGCGCGTCCACAGAAGGTGCAAGCGCTCAACCTCAAATTACTTCTCTGGACTCTCTTTCAGAGTTTGAGTTTCAGGGTCGTAAGCTAACGCCCGATCAGCTTCAAGAGGTATTTAACGGATACAAAACGTTAAGTGAGCGGCAAAAGGCTTATGAAGGCGAAGAGAAATATATAAAAAATCTCGACGCCGACATTGAGGCTGTCTTGGAGAACCCGTCCTTGGCTGACAAATTCAAAGCCACTTACCCGGAAAAATATCACCGGGTTTTGGATAGAGTTTTGGGCCGGATGAACCCTCAAAGCCAGAGTCAAAGCGCCTTGCCAAAGACGTTTCTGGATGAGTTTGGTCAGCTTAAGTCTGGCTACGAGCAGCTTCAAAAACATCTACACCAGATGGCGGTTGAATCTGCGAACGCTAAGCTTGATGCGACTTTGCCAAAACTTTGGGAGAAATTCCCGATGGCAAACGAGGATCAGGTTTTAGCTCGGGCTGAGGCTTTTCTCTCTCAAGGGGGAAAGTTGACTGATCAGGTTTGGGAACGATTAGCAAAGGAGAGCCACGAGATTGTTACCAAGAAAGCCGATGCTTTCTATAAAAAACAGCTCGGGGCACAACTAGAAAAAGGTCAGATGGCTAAGGATGTTGGTCCCGGTGGAGCCGCGCCTGGAAAAGCTCCAGTGAAGGTGAAGACCTTTGCTGATGCTGAGAAGGCGATGATCGAACATCTCAAAGCCAACGGCTATTCTTAAACGAGAAGAAAGGATTTTTTAAATGGCAAACGCATATCAGAGTATTACCTCTGGTCTGGGCATCATGAGGAATTTCTATCAGGGTCCTATCGTAGACCAGTTCAATGAAGACTTGGCTATCTGGCGCGGTACTGAAAAAGGTAAGTATCCGTGGTCTGGAGTTCAGGTTCAGCGTCCCTTGAAGGTTCGCCGTAACCCAGGCGTCGGTGCAACCACTGACGGTGGAGCGCTTCCTTCAATTGGTCGCCAGACCACTTTGCAGGCGACGATTGCTGCGAAGTACAACTATCTCCGTTTTGGTATCACGGGACCTATGATCTCGGCCTCTAAATCAAACGTTGGTAGCTTTGTTCGCTCTGCTTCTTTCGAGCTTGAAGAGGGATACAACGACTTGAAGTCGGATTGTAACCGTCAGATGAGCTGGGATGGCACTGGTGATTTGGCTCGCATGAACACGGCGGCTGCTGCTTCTTCGAGTATCGTGATCAAGGGTCGCGAGGACACTGAGCCCGCGCTTAAGTTTTTGGATATCGGCTCTGTGTTTGATATCTACACTTCGGCTGGCGTTCTTGTGCAAGCTGGTATCACCATCACTGCGCTGACTTCTGGAAACGCTTCCAGCTCGACGGCCACTGTGACGGTTGATCAAGCTGTGTCTGCCTCTGCCAATGATATCTTGGTTCGCCAAGGCTCTGGCGTGTCCAACGAGATTCAGGGTCTTTTGACTCAGCTTGATGGTGGAACAACGACTGTTTTCGGCGTTGACCGTTCTTCGTATGTTCAAACTCAAGGGAACGTTGTCTATGTGACTTCTGATGGCACCAGCTCTGGAACGGCTTTACCTCTGTCCCTCAACTATCTGCAACAAGCAGAGGACGAGGCTGAGCGTCGTGGTGGTCGCATGATCAATGCTATCTATTCCGACTATGCTTCGCGCCGTATGTACCAAAAGCTTCTGCTTGCGGACAAACGCTATGTGAACACGGTTCAGGGTGATGGTGGCTTTGCTTCTAAAGATAAGAGCTATCTCGAGTGGAACGGAAAACCGTGGGTTGCCGACAAGGATTGCCCGACTCGGATCTTCATGCTTCCGGACAAGTACATTGAGCGTTATGTGCTTGAGGAAATGGCTTTTGCTGACGACACCGGCTCGATGTACATCGCTGCCGCTGACAATGATCAGCTTGAAGTCCGTATCCGTTTCTTCGCGAACTTGTTTAACTCGAAAGCTGCGGGCGCCGCAGTTATTCAGAGCTACGTTTCGCCGTAATAGGAGCAATGGCTTGATTGATAAGTCATACACTAGGGCTTTAAGACGATATGACCGGGATCTTTTCGCTGAGAAGAACCGTGATGGAGTCTTGTGCGTTTTTAGACTTTATAAGCGCTATGAGCCCGTGTGCGTGACTGATGATTTCAAGTTTTTGAACCTAATAAAAGCCAAGCAATTCGTCTTTGCACTGACTGAGAATTGGACCTTGTTAACAAAGCCCCGTATGTGGGGGATTGACCAGGTCCTTAATCGGATCAGGGAGATGGATTTAAGAGCAAACGAGCGCTTTTTCGAGGAAATGGATGCGGCCCATGAAAGGGCCGACGAATCGGAAAGGCGTCGTTTCAAGAATGATACCGAGGCGTTTTTAGCGGATAATCGGAAACAGTTTGCCGATGCGTTCGACAGCTTTTCTGGATGTCTGCATAGCGTCTCAAAAGATGAACCAAGAAAACGAAAAAAAGATAGGAGTATTAAAAATGGGAATTGTTAATCGAACGATGGATGCTTCCGAACAGAAGGAAAGTATCAAGATTTCTGTGATTTCCCCGGTCAACGGCTCGGAAGTTTTGCTTCCTCCGTTTGAGCGTGCAGTCACGATCAGCGATGCTAAAGTGTCTTTGCTTGGCATTTCTGGTGCGCCCACAATGTTTCTTCGCGGTCTTCGCTTTATCGCTGGGACTGGTGGATCTAGCTTTGCTATCGGAAGTTCTTTTGCTGTTACGGCATTTGGAACCTCTGGTTATCTGAGCTATTCGTTGCCAGCTACTGGCTCGACTTTGCTCAACCTCCAAAAAGGCGACTGCGTAGCGGTTGTTTTTGGTGGCGGTACGGGCGCTGCGTGCACGACTGCAACGCTTGACCTTGTTGTTCAGAATATTCAAGACATCAAAACCTGGTACTAACTAGGTTTTAAGGGGTCCTTCCTTTTCCGTGCTCCCAAGTCACAGAAATAAGGGCCCCGTTTTTACTCAGGGGAGATCATGGCAAATAAAGATTATTGGGCATCGTTTGGAGCTAGTGCAGTGTCGGGCCTTAATCCGACCTTTATCGTTTTTGTCTCTCCTGGTGGTGGGAACGGCACTCCACCGAGCATTACTGAGCCTGGTTCAAAGGGACTTTACAAGTTCTCTTATGATGCCTCGCTGACTCAGATTGCTTTTGTGCTTGATGGATTCACATCTGGTCTTGCTTTTCAAGATCGATATGTGAAGGGTGTTTTAGACATTTATGATCAGATGGGTTTTTCTCTAAATGCCATGGGGTCTAGCCTCTCAACGATGGGATCAAGCCTTTCAGTCATGGGATCTAGCCTTTCGGTAATGGGAATAAGTCTTTCTGCAATGGGTGTGAGCTTCTCTGCCTTTGGTGAAAGCCAATTGGCTCTTGGAAACTCTCTGGTTGCCCTTGGAACCTCAAACCTAGCGCTCGGTGTCAGCAATTTAGCTATTGGCACGAGTCTTGTTGCTGGTCTTGGTGATACGGCTTCTAGCTATGGGACTGATGTTTCTGATCCAACGACTGTCTTTGGATTTTTGAAGCGTGCTCAGGAAACGAGAGAGGGTAATGAGACGTACACTAAATCTACTGGTGTTCTTGATATTTATTCTCGTGGCTCAAGTCAGTTATTGAGGGAAAAAACGATTTCTGACTCCACGACTTCGACCACTAAGACTTGATGAGTGGCAAAGGGTAGGTCTATAGTTTTAGGAAATTTCTGGGGGAGCACGATGAAAAGACCTACGATTTCCTTGGCCTGTATCCTTAAAAACGAAGCACATAATATCGGCCCATTGCTTTCTAGCATTAAGGGCTGTTTTGACGAGATTGTTTTTGTGGACACTGGCTCTACTGACAATTCTTTGTTCTTCATTGAGCAAGTGAATAAGCAGATTGAGTCTGGAAGTCTTGTTTGGGATGGGATTCCAGAGATTAAGGTTTATCACTTTGACTGGGTGAATGACTTCTCTAAGGCCAGGAACTTTGCCTTTGAGAAATGCACCAAAGACTACATCATGTGGCTTGATCTTGATGATCAGCTCTCGAGTGCTGAGAACTTCATTATCTGGCGGGATAATGTTCTTCATGCGGGTCACTACTGGGTGGCTCTTTACAATTATGCTTTCAATGACAAGGGTGAGATTGAGTGTCAGTTCATCAGAGAGCGAGTGATCAAGCGTAATCATGGATTTAAGTGGGTGTACCCAGTTCATGAGGGGCTTATGCAGGTTGAGGGGAAGAAGTATTGGCCTCAGCGGGCTAACACCTGGTGGGTGAATCATAGAAGAACGAAAGAGGATATCAAGCAGGATCACATGAGGAACGTGAAGCTCATGGAATCTTTAAAGCTTGATGAAATGCATCCTCGAATGAAGTTTTACTATGGGAAAGAGCTTTTTGAGAACGGGATGAAGAAAGAGGCCGGAAAGCCTTTGATGGAGGCTGCGAAGTCTCCGGAGCTTGAGCTTCACGACCGAGTTTTAACGATTCAGTTCGCGGCTCAGAGTGCGATTGATTCTCAGGCTCATGAGCAAGCGCTCGAGCTTTTATATAATGGTTTACGTTTAGTTCCCCAAAGAGCGGAATTTTGGTGTTTAATTGGAGATGTCTACTTGCAGAGGAATCAAGTAAGTGAGGCGTCGCATGCGTACAAAACAGCCATTCAATGTCAGCCAAATGATTTTAATGGTACTGTGGTTATTTATCGTTACGCTTATAGTGAATATCCTTATCAAAAGTTAGCTCAGATTGCTCTTGTCAGTGGAAACGCTGTGCTGGCCGAGGAGTGGATCGATAAGCTCCACGAGATGGGCAGCGCTAGTGTTACTGACCTAGAAAAAGAGCTTCAGCGGGTTAAGGACTTATCAGAGGTGAGATCTGGCCTTCCAAAGTCTGAGGATGTGATCATCACTTGCCCGCCTCAGATGCCGGGTGATTGGGATGAGATCACTTTGGAGAAGAATGGTCATGGTGGGTCTGAGACGGCAGCGATTGAGGTTGCGCGCTGGATAAAACAAAAGACGAATAGGCGGGTTAAGATCTTTCAGGCGAGAAAGTCTAGAGATGTCATGCCCTCTGGGGTTGAGTATTTGCCCGTTCATGAGCTTGAGGGCTATTTGAAAAATGTTGAGCCTTATGCTCACATTGCCTGGAGGCATCCAAGCAAGCTTACGAATGCTAAGACTTATGTCTGGTGTCATGACTTGATGATGCCAGGTGCGGACCAGTCAAAGAACTACGATAAGATTGTGGCTCTCTCTGAGTTTCATCGCCACTACCTGCATGAGACCTGCAATGTTCCATTTGAGAAGATTGTCTTAGGTTTTAACGGGATCAATCCAAAGGATTTTGAGGTTGAGGCGGAGCGGGACTCTTTGAAGGTGGTTTTTTCCTCTAGCCCAGACCGAGGTCTTGTTCAGAGTGTTGATATTGTGAAGAAGGCGCGGGAGGTGTCTGGTTTAGACATTAAGCTCCATTGCTTTTATGGCACTCACAACATGAGAAAGATGGGTCTTACCGCTTGGGCTGATGCGATAGAGAAGAAGATTGAGGATAATAAGGATTTCGTCACTTACCATGGGCAAGTGAACAAGAAGACCTTAATGAAGCACTTTAAGGAAGCGGCTGTATGGCTGTACCCGGCAGACTTCATTGAGACTTACTGCATAACAGCGATTGAGGCTTTGTGCGCTGGTTGTTATCCTTTGGTTAGGCGGATGGGGGCTTTGCCTTACACTTTGAAGGACGCTTTACAGGACGGCATGTGCGACATGCTGGACATAGAGGCGATTGAGGGTGACGAGGCGAACACGGCTTTGTGGGCCCATCATTTAGTCGAGGCCATCCTTGATAAAAGATGGCAAAATGTGAAAGTTGATATTGAGTCAAAATCTTGGGAACGGGTTGCAGATTGGTTCATTGAGCAGATGAACTTGAGGGGCAATGATGGCAGTTCCCATCCTGGTTAGCTTTGACAGATATGCCGAAGTGACCTTTGGTCTAGACGCCGAAAGCGCGGGGAGTCTTCCCGTGGCAAATGGTGTGGCCCTGGTGACTGAGTGGCTCTCGAATGCTCAGTGGGGAATTTGCTATGATCAGCCAACGACCTCATGGGGTCAGTGCTATTCTCAGCCCGTAACTGTATGGACTGACTGTTAGGGGGATTTAGAATGACTTTGGCTCAGCTTAGAACGTGGTGCTTAGATATCCTTGATGATCCATCGGGCACTTACTTTACTCAGACGAATTTAAACTTAAGGCTAAACCTTGCTCTTCAGGAGCTTCAAAAGCGGCTTATTTCTGCCAATAAAGAATGGTTTTTGTCTTGTGTAAAGACGAACACGGTTGTTGGTCAGCAAGCCTACGCTCTCCCTACGGACTTTTTAGAGATCATTCGGCTGGAGTGGTATGAGGTTGGGACAAGTGGGACTGCGACGTCCAATAAGATTGAATCAATGACGCCTAATCAAAGAGATCTCATGGGTTCAGCTCAGGGGGATCCGGCCTATTACTCAATGGCTAAATTTAACATTATGCTTTGGCCAATCCCTGCTCGTGTTGTGGAAGTGCACTTAGAGTATGTGCCCCTGATCTCTCAGATGGTGAATGATTCTGACATCCCGGATGTTCAGAGTAATTTTCATGAGTACATTGCGGTTTTGGCAACGAGGGATTGTCTATTAAAGGATGGTCGTCCGATTGCTCCTATTCAGGCAAAGCTTGATCAGTATGAGACTTTGATGAAGCAACTCATGGTTCAAAGGCAAGCCGATAGCCCTAGAATGGTGGTTCAGACTCAAGGCAATGATTGGACGTGGTAAGTGGCTGACGATAAACCCACAAGCACATTTTACCGCAATCTAGGTGGCATCAATCAGAAGGCTTCTGAATACTCGATTGATAAGGCTCAGTTTCTTTATCTATCGAATGTTGACTTTGACGTTCCAAACGCTCTTTCAAAAAGACCGGGCAGCACTCAGGCGATAGGTTTGAATGCTTCAGGTCCGATCAATTCATTATTTGAGTTTGTTCGTCTTGATGGATCTTCTTATGTGATTGCTGGTGATGACTCGGCCATGCGGTATAAGACGGGCACAAGCCTAACTCTTCTTGATGCGGGTTGGACGAATGGTCAGCCAGCGGACATGCTGACTTTTTTAAATCAGCTCTGGATGGCGAATGGTCAGAAGTACCGCTTCTGGGACACGACTCTTATGCAAAACGCTGGTCTTGGCGTTGGTGGTGGAGTCTCTTTTATCTCTTATGCGAACAACCCAGATGCGGCGAGCTATTTCCTTGTTGGTGGGATTACTCAGTACGGGGTTGATCCAACTAGTGGTTACGGCGGCAACTGGAACATGGTTGGTGTCTGGGTTGCGTATTCGGGCGTAAAAGCAAATGGTTTTTACGGTCCGATGAATCCGTTCTCTCAGGCTCATCAAATCGTGCGCGGAGGACTTCCAACTTCTGGCGATGAATTTTTTCTTTCAGCGGTTGGGGGCACAAACAATCCGATATCGATCAATCAAAGTGAGATTCCTCAAGGGTGTTCTCAGATTGCTGTTTGGGTAGCCTATGATGTCTTGGCGTCATCGAACCTTCCAGCCGGGTCAACAAACTATATTGGCACAACCCTTGGTTTAGCTCCTTACACAACAAACGGAATTGGTTACGGGGCCTCTTTCATCAAGTTTGGTGGTAATCAGGCGAGATTCTTCTCGGACCAAATTTCTCCAGCTGCCGATATTTCGAAATTTAAGCTTTATACGCTTTTGCCTGTTTCTCAGGCGACCTTTAGCGTTTCAATCCCGATTATAGGTACTTTTGCTGGTCGCGCCTCTGCATGGACTGGGATTGGCTTTAACTTCTATGCGACCTATACGCCAAAATATTTAGAAGTAAATCAAAACGTCATGTTCCTTGCGGGCTTTTCAAATGCTCCATCAACGGTATTTTTCTCTGATGTTGGGGCGCCAGAGAGCATTCAGCCGGAAAGCTTCTTTGAGGTCAGAACGAATGATGGTGACAGGGTCCTTGCGACAAGGACATACGCCAATCAATTGATCATTATGAAGGAAAACTCCTTTCATAAGGTCATTGGGGATAGCCCTGAGAATTTTGAGCTTGTTGAGGTCTCAACACGCTATGGATGTCTTAGCAACAAGACTGTGATCGAGTATGAGCAGCGCCTTGTATGGCTCGATAAAAAAGGCATCCTTGAATATAACGGTGCGAACTACGACATTATCTCAACGCCGGTAGAGGACATCTTTCGACGAATGAATGTCGAGGCGGCAAAAGAAAAGGCCGTAGCTGTTCATGAGATCTATCGCAATCAAATTTGGTTCGGGATCCCGATCGATGGATCAACTCAGAACAACATGACCGTTGTTTATGATTATTTAGTGAAGGCCTGGACGTTTTTTGAGGGATTTAATGCCGCAAGCTTTGCCTTCATTAAACAGGATCTAACGAAGGCCACGGTTTGGCGCGGTAGTTATTCCGGCATGATCTATTATCATGGGGCAAGCTTCTTAGGGGATAATGGACAGGGGATTTCCTGCGTGATTCGTCCTCACTGGGATAAGAACAAAGAGAATGAGACCTGGATCTGGAGAAGGTTTTTTGCTGATGTGGGTACTGTGACGGGGCTAACGGGAACTCTTACTGGTCGCGTGTTTTCTAACTATGACAACACGACGGTTCAGGCGACTTTTTCGATGTATCAAGATGCCTTCCAGAGTCGGGCTGAGTTCGGGGTTCCGGCTAAGTCCGTAACCGTTGAGCTTGGGCATTATTCTGCGAGCTTGCCACTCCTCTTTAACGGCTATTCCTGGGCCAAGCGCTTCTTGAGGAACGTATGAAGTTTACGGGCACGACAAACATTGCCCAGGTTAAGCCAGAAGAGGTTCAACGTTTCGTTGATATTGCGCTGAGCCAAATAGTTCAGATTTTGAATGGTCGAATAACTCCTGCGGACAATTTTGACTGCAATATTTTGTCGATCTCGTTTTCTGCGGCCAATACTGAGGTGGGGACGCCTCATACTTTAGGCCGGGAACCTGCGGGTTATTACTGCATAGGCTCTACTGACGCTACAACACTCTATGATGGGTCTAGCGCTAACACGGCTGGGCTTATATACTTAAGAGCGACGGTTGCAACCACGGCCCGTGTGCTCGTTTTTTAGGGGATAAGAATGGCACTACAAGTTCCACAATTAAAGCCGCCTCCTCAACCGGGTCCAGCGGCTCAGCCGCAAGCGGGCGCCCAGGGAAACCCCTGGTATCTCCAAAAAGAGACCTATGATTCTGGCGATTCGGATCTTATTCACGCGGCGATTTTGTCACGTTATGTGAATGGCGAGTCTGGTTTTAAGCGGGATGCCCGAGCTTTTGCTGGGTCTGCCAATGTGGATGTGGCGAGATCTGCCATTAACAGCATGCTTGCGAGATCGAATCAGAGAAAAGGCTTAAATGCCGCGATTGCTGGCGCTCCTGAAGAGCTTCAAAAAGAAGAGGGGATTTTAAAGGCCCAGGCCGATCAGTCTTTAAGCCAGGGGTTAGAGGGAACGAGAAAGAACTTTAATCGTCGTGGTCTTTTGTTCTCAGGCTTAAGAGAGGGTGGCGAGCAGACGGTGAGAAACACGGTCGGAAACGCCCTTCAGTCTTCTCTTCAGAGTGCAAGACAGGGATCTCAGGACTTAACGACGAAGAGAAAAGCGGCGGTTGCCTCTTTGGGTCTTCAGGCTGAAAAAGAGTCACTTGCTCAGGCTGAGCAGCAATTCCAGATCAACATGCAAAGTTCTGTGGCAAGACAGCAAGCGCTTCAGCAATTAGGCGGCTCTCTTGGACAGATTGGTGGAATGGCTTATGGCTCTTCGCAGTCGCAGCCGAGCACTGGCGGTTATTCTTCTTCAACAAACCCTTACGGCAATCAACCTAGAATCTCGAGCAGGATGGATTAATGGGCTTAACTGATGATTTTGTAAAAGAAGCGGGCCAGAGTGATTATGGTCAGCTAAAAAATCAATACTCTGCTCAAGGAGAGGCACAAGGGCTTATTAATAAGCCTGACAATTACTCTAAAGGCCTTTCTTTTGGTGATCAGGCCTTAAGCTCTGCGATCAGAGGTAAGTACATTGGTCAAAATGCTCCAGCTCAAGAGAAGCTAAACTTTGATGCTGGAAAGATGGCCAGAGAATCTCATTTGAACAAGCTTGCAATGGCCAATCAGTTGGCCGCTGATGAAGCTCAGATGAATTTGCAGAAAGAAATTTTAAGACAGAAAAAGAAACAAGCGGCTAAGGCTGCTCGTGGTCAGGTGCTAGGGACTGTGCTTGGCATTGGTGGTGCCGCTGCCGGTGCATACTTTGGTGGTCCCATGGGGGCTTCGGCTGGAATGGCCGCTGGCTCAGGAGCAGGTCAAGCCATAGGCGGGGGATTATAAATGCCACTTATTCCAGAAAGATCAGATGGGCTTTTAGCTTTAGGCGCGGGTCTTCAAGGGTTCATCAAGGGAATGAACGACATGGAAGACCGCAAAATGAAAAAAATGGAGATTGAGGCCAAGTTCAAGGTTGACCAACAAGACCGAGAAAAGAAAAACGTTGAGCAGAACTTCCAAAGAGAAAATGCTCTTAGGGACGAGTGGCTCAAAAACGGAACGACAACAAGGTCTCAGCAAATCAAAGAGGCTCACGACAGGCTTGTGTCTGCTCCAAACAGCCCAGCCGGTGACATGTCCTTGATCTATAGCTTGAACAAAATCATGGATCCTGGAAGCACGGTGAGAGAGGGAGAGTTTGCCAACGCCCAGGCCACAACCAGCGCCATGGGTCAGCTTCAGTCTCTTTATCGTAGAGCCATGACCGGGCAAAGATTAACGCCCGAGCAGCGCCGAGACTTTATTAACACCGCTGGCCAGCTCTTGGCTGCTCAAAGAGGCAATCAAAACACATTTGATGAGCGCTACAGTGGTCTTGCTCAGGGCTACGGCATCAATCCTAGCAACGTTGTCCTTAAAATCTTTGAGGATCCTCAGACGGGAGAGCAAAAGGCTATTCCTGTCTCTGCAAAAACTGGCCAGCCCATGGCTGGTGGTCAGGGTGGTCTTTTGGCTAAGCCATCTGGTTTGGTGAAAAAGCCTCCCGCTCAGTCCAAGAATTATGAGTCGATGAGTGATGACGAGCTTCAGCGAGAATACGCAAAACTTAAGGGTAATTAATGCCAACTAGAGAGCAAATGATTGCTGAATTGAGGGCGGCACAAGGACAAACCCAAAAGCCGTCTAGGGAGCAAATGATTGCGGAGCTAAAGGCCGCAAAGTCCCCAACCGTTATGGGTTTAAAAGCTGATCCGAGCATGTTTGAGCAACACGATTTGCTTGGCGAGGGATTAGAGTTCGGGGCTAGGGTTTTAGATTTCCCTGGCGGTCTTGTGAGGACTGGGGCGGCTGGTCTTCTTGGTGTTGCTGGCGCTGATGATTTTAAAAATGCCCTCAAAGGACAGTCACCAACCAGCGCTCAGTATCTTGAGCGCGGCGGTGTTTCTCCTGGGTTTGAAGTTCCCAAAGAGGTCCCGCTCGTTGGTGGTTTAACGGGGCGAGACGTTGAGGGCTTTGCTCTTGATGTGGCAAGTGACCCCTTAACTCTCCTTTCCAAAGGATACAGGGCTCTTAGGCCAGCCGGTGGGGCCGTCGAGAGGGCTGGCGAGAGTGTCTATAAATCTGGTCTCAAGAATGTGGACAAGCAGCTCGCTGAAAAAGGCAAAAAGCCGGTGGCCGATCTTCTTTTAGAAGAAAGAAAAACCGGAAACATGGCTAAGCTTTCTGAAGAGAGCAAAAAGATTGGCGATGCTGCAAAAAAAGAGCGTGACGCTCTTTATTCACAAGCCTCGGACGCTGGCGCCGTAGTGGACATGACCAAAATTACCTCTGGCGCCAGAGAAAAGTTGGCCAAGATCAGAGAAAATCCCGGCATGAGGGACGCAGCTGACAGGCTTGAAGAGTTCTTGAACAAGTATGAGGGTGAAGGTTTTGTAGACATCCAGGCTGTCTCAGACTGGAAGACGGCACTTTACGATTCCTTGCCTCAAAACGCTTTTGGCCCAAATGGCAAGGTGAAGGGTCCGGTTAAAGCTTTTGAGAAAACTTTGGCCAATGATTTTAAGACTGCAATTGAGAAGGCCGCCGACGAGGTGGCGCCCGGCCTTGGTAAAAAGATCAGTAAGGCCAATGAGAAAATGTCTACTGTGATCGAGGCCAAAAAGCCCTTTGCTCGAGAGGTGAAAAAAGAGATCACCAAGAATGCTGTGACTCAGGTGGATCCGATGATTGCCACCATTGGTGGTGGGATTGGCGCTTCGCTTGGTGGTGCCCCAGGTGCGCTTATTGGTGGTGGCGTTGCTTATGGTGGAAAGAATTTGGCGCGTGCGGCAAATTCAACTGGTGGAAGAACTAAGGGCGGTCTTTTACTTAAAGACATTGGCGCTTCTGGTCTTATAGACTCAACGGGCAGACGCGCACTGATTGACTACATGAAGGCTAAAGAGAAGAAAAAATGAGTGTGATTGAAGAATCCTGGGATGAATATTTATGCACTCTTTCAGAAAGTGATTCTGAGGGGGTGCTTTCCCAGTTGAAATGTAAACTAGAAGACTTGATGGATAAGCAGGCCCATATCGATAGAGCTAGAAAAGCTCTGTTTAAGCCTGAGTTCAATCAAGTGTTAAAGCTTTACATGAAGAATTTTGAGGTTGCTGACTTAAAGCAGAAAATGAAGGAGCATGAAAAGAACTTCATAAGAGCTTTTGGTCGAGATCGATTTAATCACTTGAAACTTTTGGTCAGACTGAAGAGCATAGAAGATTCAAAGCCTAAGCGTAGGGGCTTGTTGGCTGTCTAACTAAAAATCCATGGGGGGATTCATGGCTACTGTAGGTGTAAAAGAGTCTTTGGAAGTTCTAGAAGCGGTCCGCGTTCTTCTTGTTGATATCAAGAAAGTTCTGGCCGATGGCAAAATCAGCACTGGCGATGTGGGCGTGATCTTTGATCTTCTTCGCCAACTGAGCACCTTGAATGCTGGCCTCGAGGGTGTGGAAAAGGTTCCGGCTGAAGTGAAGGATCTTGACGCTCAAGAAGCCGACCTCCTTATCGCAAAAGCTATGGAACTTGTCGCCATTTTCAAAGGTTAAGATATGTCATTCTTGAAGCTTCTCTTAGAGCTGATCAAGTATGTCCCGGCTGTGATTGAAGCCATCAAGTATCTCATCCAGTTGATCAAGGGCCAGGGTGTTCAAAAAACCCTGGTCTGCTTAAAAAGTGAACACCAAAAGATGTGCTCAATAAAAGAGGAAACAAAGCTTGTCTAGACGAGAGATTAATCCAGAGATGGAAGCCTTTATCGATGAAAAGCTTAAGGGCTTTGGCGCGGCTCAGGACGCAATTAAGAAAAAGGATGCAAGGCTGGTTATGCAGTATGCGGCCCTTGCTTGCGTTGGGATCAAAGAGGTTGGTGGGGCGAACAGGGGCAAGTATGTTCGCCTTATCACGGACACGGTTGACGAGCCGGGCGCTATTCCCTGGTGTATGGCTGGGGTTCAGACGTGGATTGCATACGCGGAGAAAAAGACTGGGGTTATTTCTCCAATCGTTGCCTCTGAGCACTGCATGACAGTTTGGAGAGATACGGATCGCGACCAGCGAGTGAGATTTTTCCCTCTTGCTGGGGCGATTATCATTTGGCGCCATGGCACCTCTGATTCTGGCCACACGGGTCTTTTCCTCGAGGGCGACAACAAGAGCTTTTATGCCGTTGAGTGTAACACGGGCGGTGGACTTGATTCCCATGACGAGGTCGTAAGAGAGGGCGATGGTTGCTATCGCACCAAGCGCCCCATGGGAAACATCGGCAATATGAAACTTATGGGCTTCTTAAAGCCATTCTGAAGTGGGCATAGAGGCGCTGGCTCTTAAGTTGGCGCTTAACTTCACAAAAGAACAAAAGCGGCTTTGTGAACAGCGAAAAGCTGCGATCTATAGGCAATCAAACAAAAATGTCTCAATTCGGGAAATCTGCGAGAGGGCCTTAGATAGGCCTGATTATGTCGATGACTCATTTTTAGATAACTGCTTTGAGTACCTACAGTTTTGCCTAACAAAAGCCGATATATAATCATGAGATATTTAATCATCCTCTTCTTGTTTCTCTCGGCTTGTGCAGAAGAAAAGAAAACTCCGGTCTCTTGTGAGACGCTAGGGCCTTATCAGGTTGTTTTTCCGGATGGCGTTGAGAGAAAAACGGATATCAATGTGTGCTCAAACGGATGCGCGACTTACTACTATACCGGTAACCCGGACATCCGTTTTGAGACCTGTAAAAATCAGTGACTACCAGAGCTTATATGAGACGCGAACAAAGGCTTCTTCAAGCCATGTCGGCACCCGAGAATCGTCTGCACTATCATTGTACTGAACTCTGATACCAGGGCTAACCGTTAGCGCCTTAACCTTCACGTCCAGCTGATTCTTGGCCACCCACCAGTTCTGAAACAATCTTTCATTTGGTCCGTTTTTCTCAAAATCATCGCCGATTCCAAACCAGCCATTATAGGCCACAGTCTTAGTGATCGGCTCCCATACGGAAAGTGCGACAATGTAGAACGGATCTTTTGAGTAAAAATCGTATCTAGGCTCAATGCTCACGGATCCCGTGGCATAGGCATTAAGAGAAAAGAGAAGTCCAAATAAGAGCTTTTTCATGAATATTTCCTTTTATACTTTTGTTTTGTGATTTTTATGCACGTTCGACAGTAGGTATATCCACACTTTTTAGTGTACGTGTTTTCGTCTGTCATGGCGTGACCTCGGCGACAGACGCCAAGAGTTTTGTGAATTCGATAGTGGCGGCCCTTGCTAACCATATCCTGAACATTGTCATTTTGAGTGCCAACGCGCAGGTGATCAATATTTACGCATGATGGATTGTCGCAAGAATGACAAAGAACCATTCCGGTCGGTATGGGGCCCCTGGCCATCGTCCAGCCGAGGCGATGGACAAATCTAGATCGGCCCTTGTATGTAACCCTCGGATAGCCGTCGCGAGTCGTGTGACCCACCCAAATGAGGCAACCATTCTCATCAATGCGAGTCAGTCGAATAAATTTGTCCAAAAAATTACTGTACGTGATGTCCTCAGTCATTAGAGAGATCATCCTCACGACGTGAGCGGTTATAAAGCATGATGTCATGCTCTAGGCCTTTTTTGCCGCGAAGTTTTATTACACCTTCAGTGGTATATGCCAAATCGGTGTAGGGGTCATACTTGTGCTTAACTAGGATTTTCCAGCGATCCCAGTAGCCGCGCCTGCGCTTTGAGCCATGAAACCAGTGCTCTATTCGACCAGGCGTATAGCCAATTATCCCGCCAGAGGCGTAGTGCGCCCGCATTTGATAGTCGAGGCATCGGCGCTTATAGCCATCTGATATTTTCGGATTATACGTTCCCTCAACATTGCCAAGGCATGACCACATAAAATGATTATCGCCAGCGCCAAGGATGGCCCAGTGCGGAAATTCGCGGACGTTCTCCCAAAAGTGTCTCGTCCAAGCCACGGCAAAGCCTACATGACCATATGGTAGCTTGTAAGGATTTTGGGCGCTTGGCGCTTGAGGCATATGTTTAGCAGAGTAATAACCGCAGCTCTTAAAGTGCTGAAGCACTCCGCCGTCAAAAGACAAGTCAACGGCATCGCTCCACGGCTGAACGACTTGATAGTGCTGAAGCTGGTGCATAGTGTTCACGGCCCAAAGCTTATTTCTGAAATTTATGTCACAATCAACAAGCGCGGCATATCGCCAGTCGCGAGGCAGCGAATACCTAATAGCAAGCTCCGCTAAAATTTCCTTTTGCCAGATCTCTGATCTCGAATGAACTCTAGTATAATTGTATATACCATCATTTGGATTCGTATCGACATCACACTCGGCCATGCGATCAGCAAAAACACTCTCCACCACATGAACTTTAACGCCTTGAGTGGCTTGCATCTTTTTTAGCCACTGGCGAAAAAGCCTATATCTGCTGTGGTATCTAGCGCCGTTTTGAATAACGCCAATTACGTGAAGAGTGTTGTCGTGTCTTAAGTCTTGATGCTTAACTTGCTCGACAATATGCCCAAAGCTCAATTTGCCCCCTAAGTCTGAGAGCAAATTGTCCAAGGGCTTTTAGACTATGTCAACGTTGATAGGCCTCAAACACTGACAAAAACCATAGCTCTTGAGTGGCGCTTGCAACGACCTTGTGAAAGGCCCCAGCCGGAATGATAACAACGTCACCGGCCTTAACCGGCAAAAGCTCGCTATCAATTAAAATGGCGCCCTCACCATTCGTAAAGAAATAGACCTCTTCCTTGCCGTCATGTTTATGACCATTGGTGCTATGGGCTTTGTTTAAATTCGTTTGGCTTATTGTCAGGTTTTTTAAAAGAGTAACATCCCAAAGCTTGTACTTGTCGGTACTCCTAATGAGCTGACCATTTTTTAAGGCATAATTGCTGCCGATTATCATTTTCTTTTCCCCTTCGCTCTAAGCTCTTTCCAGGTCATTTGACGGTATTCAACCGAGGTCACAAATTTTATTCTTCCGCATCTCGAGCACACAATGGAATGATTTCCGCTTGATGAGAGAAGGGTCAGGTTTTTGTGAAACCCAAGCCAACATAAGAGGGCACTCATTTGACGTGCTTCCATGTTGTTTTTCTATAGGCGTCCCGACAGGCTTCATCTGAAACACCAAACTTCCTGCCCAGAGCCTTAAAGCCAAATTTTCGATCAAGCTTTTTATAGTTTGATCGAATGAATCTGACGGCGGCCTCGGTAAGCTTTATGTTCTTTGTTCTACCCCTCATTTGGCCGTCTCCAGGGCGTCGGCGAATGGGTATCCAGCGACTAATCCTGCGGCGTTGATGCAGGGTCTTCGGTTGCGGGCGATTCCAAAGGCGCAGATGGCTGCTGCGTGTGGGGTTGCCATTGAAGTTCCGTCAAGGCTGCGCGTGCCGCCGCCCGGCCAGTTAGAAACGATGCCCGCTCCAGGCGAGATAAATCTGATTTCAGCGCCACGGCTAGAGAACGAAGTGATTCTATCTGCTTGGTCGCTTGCTGCAATTGCGAAGACAAGAGAATTAGACCCACTAAGTTTAGCAGGCCAATTAACGTCACCAGAATCATTTCCAGCTGCGACGAAGACATAAATCCCTCGACTTGTTAGGTTTTGGATTGCTTGATTGATGAGCGGATCACTCTGAGATGAGCCCCATGAATTCGAGACAATCTGCGCGCCTTGAGAACCACACCATCCGAGACACTGAGCAAGCGACGAAGATCCACCAGAACCTCTATCGTCAAGTCCCTTGCAAATGAGGAGTGCTGATCGAGAGACTCCCACTCCGCCGAGACCGGCCACAGTTCCCGCCGTATGCGTTCCATGACCCTGTCCATCCTGCGCAGTTCCTTTTCCAGTGAAGTCTTTAGTTCCGACAACGTTGCCTCTTTGTGGATGTTGAAGATCAATTCCGGTATCGACGACGCAAACTTTTACTTGGCTCGTATCGACTAGCGCTTGCGCTTCTTTGGCGTGGACACGGGTTCGGCCCCACGACTTATCTGATTCGATAGGAGTAGGGCTTGGACTGGGCTGAGGATCTGGCGCTGGAGTAGGGCTCGGATTAGGGCATGGTATAGTTTCACATCTGGAACAGGAGAACGGCAAGATTCCGTGCCAGTATTCTTCTTGCAAGACCCAGTCGCTTTGCTCGAGCGCTTTGATTTTGTTCGCGCCCTCTTCCGCCTCAAACGTGTAGCCATTAATTCCCTCTAATTCCTTTACATCTTTTGCTCCTAAAGATGAAAGCACATTAACGCCCATGCTCTTCATCCCTGGCTTTTTCTCAAAAGCTTTCTTATTCCATAAAACATAGCGCTTTGGCCTTTGAACGGTCTCGGGCTTTAAAACAACCGAAGTCTGCCTTGTGCCCATATAGACAGATGTTGCAACGGCCAAGAATAAAACTATGGCCAAAACCTTCTTCATTTAATCCCCCTCATCCTCAGTTTCTATTAAATGATCTTTTTCAAAGCGCTCTAACTCTTCAACTGCTGTCCAAAGTTCTTCAGTGGCTTCCGCCAATAAAATCAAAGGGCAGCTCGCCGCATTCTTTGCGGCCTTTATCACATTCTCCTTTAACTCTTTTTCCGACCTAGTAAGCATAGCGACACCGACTTGTAGCAGATCCATTCAAAACCAGGGAAAAAGTCATAGGCAATCTGCTCAAACTCTTTTTGAGTGTAAGCCCTGATGTGGCCAATCCTTCTTGAGTGCCAGTTCGAAAGGCCCCCGCCCATTGTTCCATATGGAACCGAGAGAAGAATGTAATCAAAATCAACCCCAAGCTTTTTATAGGACTGTCTTAAATCTTCTTGTCTATAAGCGTGTTCCAGACTCTCGCAGAAAACAAAGATCTTTTTCTGATTCTCTTTTGGCCTATCGCACCAAGTGTCTCCTAGCCATTCCTTCACCTTAACGAGTGCCGCATGGTTTAAATTCTTAGCGAAGAAGTTAAACTCTAATCCTCTCTTTTTTAATCCCAGCGGCAAGAGACCATGTGACGTGGATAGCTCGCAGACCCAAGGATTTGGATTTTCTTTAACCAAAGACTCTAAAAGCTCAGCTCTAGGGTACGTGTAGGCTGTGCCGAACTGACTCTCGGCATTTTCTTTCGTCCATCCCGCCTCATCCGGATCCGAGGCATAATCGTAAGAGTCATACATGTTCTTATAAAGAGTGTCTTTGATGTCCTGAAGCTCTTTTGGATAGTTCTCTCTCCACCAGGCCGGAGGGTTATCTAGCATCCA